TGGATGGTCTGGAAGGAGCCAACTGCCGCCACCGGCGCTTCCCCTGGGTCGAAGGTGTGTCTGAGCGCACCTATACCGATGAACAGCTTGCACATATTGATGATGGGCTTGGCTGCACATTTGATGGCAAGACCTACACCGCATATGAGGCCACACAGATGCAGCGACGCATAGAGCGTACCATACGAAAGCAAAAGCGTCTGAAAAACGCGTACAGCGTCGCGGGTCTGGAGGAAGATGCGACTGCGGCCAACATCAAACTGCGGCGATTAAACGCCAAATACAAGGCGTTCAGCGCGGCGGCGGGGCTGCCGGAGCAGCGGGAAAGGATGAAGGTGCTGTATGAGAATTAAAGCAAGAAGTTACGAAGGAATTGTGCTTGAACTTGACGGAGAAGTGCGAGTGATGCGTGATTACACCCGCGAGATTGCACGCGTGATCAAGTATCGGGTTGTAATTCTGTGCGATGATGGCGCAAAAGTTGAGCTTACGGATGTAAACCCAAAAGAAATTGAGGTAGTCAATGAACCGTGATGAAATGATACAGGCTATCGAAGCCATCTTGAAGCGTGGCAACAACGCAGAGGTGCGACGAAAAGGCGATGGGTATATCGTCTTGGAGGTCAAAAAAACAATCCAATACACTTCCGCGTAATTGGGCGCGGGAAAGGGCAATAGGAGCCAAATGCTGAGGAATTCTCGGTGGTTGGCTCTTTTGTTTTAAGTAAAACCCGCGAAGCACAGCGGTTTTTATAAAAACTATCGTCCGCGAAGAAACGCGGCCAAAGAAAAGGAGATAGTGTCATGGCACTTACACGCAAACTTTTGAAGGGTATGGGTCTCACCGATGAGCAGGTAGATACCATCATCGAAGCGCATACCGACACTGTGGACGGCCTAAAGGCGGATGTGACCCGCTACAAGGCCGATGCGGAGAAGCTGCCCGGCATCCAGAAGCAGTTGGATGATCTCAAGGCGGCAGGTGACGGCGGTTACAAGGAGAAGTACGAGAAGGAACACTCGGCCTTTGAAGCCTTTAAGACCGACATCACGGCAAAGGAAAGCAAGGCGGCAAAGGAAAAGGCCGTGCGTGCTTACTTTGAGAGCAAAAACATCACCGGCGCGAATTTGGACCTTGCGATGCGCGGCTGTGGCGAAGAAATGGCCGCATTGGAGATGGACGGCGAGAAGATCAAGGACACCAAGAGCCTTGACGCTCTCGTAGACGGCACTTATAAGAGCCTTGTTTCTAAGCCTGCTGTCCGGCTGGACATGGGCGCACGGCTCAACGAGGGCGGCAAGTTTATGACAAAGGACGAGATTATGAAAATCACCGACAGAACAGAGCGGCGCGCTGCAATCGCCGCAAATATGGATTTGTTTAGAAAGGAAGAATAAAAATGGCTGTTGATCCTAAGCTGATTAAGAAGGAAGATCTTGCCCGTGTTCGCGAGATCGAGTTTACCGAAATGTTCGGCTATTCCATCAAGAAGTTGATGGAGGCTCTGGGCGTTACCCGCAAGATTGCCAAGCAGGCCGGTACTGTGCTCAAGAGCTACAAGGCTACCGGAACTCTGGAAGACGGCGCTGTGGCCGAGGGCGAGACCATCCCTCTGAGCAAGTACAAGACCGAGGCTGTGAACTACAAGGAGATCACCTTGAAGAAGTGGCGTAAGGCCACTTCTGCCGAGGCAATCACTGATCGCGGCTACGATCAGGCCGTCGAAATGACCACCGATGAAATGCTGAAGGATGTGCAAAAAGGTATCCGCAAGGATTTCTTCGGCTTCCTCGCAACCGGTACTGGCACGGCCAGCGGTGCTACCTTCCAAGCGACCTTGGCTCAGGCATGGGGCCAGCTGCAGGTGCTGTTCGAGGATGACGAGATCGGCGCAGTGTATTTCATGAACCCGCTGGATGTTGCGGACTATCTCGCAACTGCCAACATCACCCTGCAGACCGCTTTCGGCATGACCTATGTCGAGAACTTTCTCGGTCTGGGCACTGTGATTCTGAACTCCAGCGTCCCCAAGGGCAAGATTTACGCCACCGCCAAGGACAACATCGTCCTGTACTACATCCCTGTGAACGGCGCAGATCTGGGCGAGGTGTTCAACTTCACCACCGACGCCACCGGTTATATCGGTATCCATGAGGAACCCGATTACACCAACATGACCGCATCCGATACCGTTATCAACGGCATGGTGCTGTTCGCCGAGCGCATTGACGGCGTGGTTGTCGGCTCCATCACTCCGGCAGTGGGGGGCTAAGCGAACTGCTGAGTGAGCCTGACCCTGAAACTTCTTCTTTCTCCAACATGACAAAAGCCCAACTGCTTGATTATGCCAGGGGAAACGGGGTGGACGGGGTCAGCAGTTCAATGCGCAAGGCTGACATAATTGCAGTATTGGAAGGGAGCTGACCCGTATGACATACGCTGATTATACATACTACGCCGGAATCTATATGGGTTCTGTGAGCGAGGAAGATTTTCCGCGTCTGGCTGTTCGGGCCAGCTCCTTCCTCGATTACTACACCCAAAACCGGGCGAAAGACAACGCTGATATGGACGCTGTAAAGATGTGTTGCTGCGCATTGGTGGACAAGTATCAGTTGATCGAGACCGCGCAGCAACTTGCCGCAACCAGGCTGACGGCGGCGCTTACCGGCGGTGACGTGAAAAGTGAAACGGTAGGCGGGTATTCTCGCACACTGGCCAGCGGCGGGGAAAGCGCCGCTGCTGCATTGAGTGCCACGGACGGCGCAAGAAAATTGCTGGCGGAAACATGCATGGAATACCTTGCCCATACAGGGCTGCTGTATCGCGGAGGTGGTTGCAGATGTACGCTCCCCACACTGTAACGGTTTACAACGTCGTGCGTGAACCGGACCCTGCCACGCTAAAAGATGTCACAAACCTATATGTAACCGTGCTTGATGGCGTGTTCTGCGAGGCGTCAAAGGGAGTTAACGTGCGCAAAAGCGGGCTTGAAGGCGCCGACGCAGTAAACCTGTATATCCCATTTACGGTAAAAGCTGTGGATGGATTTAGCGGAAAGCCCAAGACATATACAGAGCCGCAAGCATTTTTTGCCTCAAGCGACAGGACGGGCCTATGGACGCTATCCACCACCGGCAACGGTGGCGATACATTTTTCGTCAAAGGCGAATTTGTAACGGACAACGAGGGCGTGGCATTGGCGCACGATAATTGCTGGAATGTGACTAAGGTTGACGCAAAAGACTTTGGCAGCGCAGATATGCAGCATTGGGAAGTGGGTGGTAAATAAGTGGCCGTTACCTTTGCGATGCATTTTGGCGGCATGGAGGCCATCAAGGACAAACTGGCTGAGAGCTGCACCCGCGCTGAAAGCATTGTTGGGCAGCAGGTCATAAAAGACACCGAGCCGTTTGTTCCTGCGCTTACAGGATCATTAACAATACGCACGAGGTTAGACGGCAACAAAATTATTTACCCCGGGCCTTATGCGCGGTTTTTGTACTACGGCAAAGTCATGGTTGATCCGCAAACCGGTAGCACCTTTGCGCCAAAGGGCGGGACGAAGGTCTTGACAAACCGAGACCTTGTATTTTCCAAGGCGATGCACCCACAAGCACAGAGCCATTGGTTTGAGGCTTCCAAAGCGCAGAACCTGG